GTATCGAGGACTACTTGACGGAAGTAGACCAACTTCTCATTTGTGATGACACCTACAGGCGTAATTAAGGTGCCGGAGTTTTCCGCAAACCTGAACGTAAAGTCGCTCAGGGCGACCGAGGACAACTGCGGCCCTAAGTCTGCTGAGTCATCATCAGACAACACAGTTTTCTCACTGTTCACAATGAACGTGACATCGCTGATGGTCAACGCCTTGTAAGCAGTTTGAGGAGATGTGGCATCCAAGTAGGTTGTGCCGTCTGGGACATGCACTGTTTTCTCTGCCCCGTCCGTGGTGTCATAGACCTTCAAGGTTGGAGTAGATGATTCAGTTATCTCCAAGATGTAGCGTTCGCTTTCATCTCGATCCAAAGAGTGAAAGAACTGAGACGATGACGCATCTGCACTTGACAGCTTGTCGATGTATTCAGTATGCGGCCTCTTCATCAAGCCATCCACAGGAGTGCCGTAGGCGTTGTCCTGCTTTTGTGCCTGAGTGTTGTATCTGAGTGCCGCTGGCTGCTGAGAAATTCCCTGAATCAAGTTAGGGACGTTCTGAGAAATGAATGCCATCAGTGAACCTCGTTGATAGGTGGCTCTCTACGCAATGCACGTGAAACAGTGAAGTTGTCGAAGATCGAGTGATCTCCAGTGTCCATCTCGTATTCTCGCAGCTTCGACAACGCCATCATCTCATCCCGCAGGGTAAAGGTGTGGTGCTTCTCTGAGCCAACAACCCGATCCTGAAAGATTCGGGCCGCTCGAATAGTGATGTAGTGACGGGCCAGTTGTGGCAGATCCGTGAAATCCAAGGCCGTTACGACCGTGACTTTCTTGATGGATTTGTCAAACAGGTTGGTGTTGTTCTTGCGATCAAAGAGCGTATCTCCTCGGAGAACCAAGTCATGCGTTGCTGAACTCTCAAGATCGATCCGAACAACATTCGGGGCCACCGTGATGAGCTTTGTTGATGAGTCCGGTGTCAACTCAACCTCAGGAACAGTATTGAAATGCCAGCCCATTGACTGGACTTCTAAAGATGTCTCATCCAGAACCCGCTCTGCGGTTGCCACATCAACTCCAAGCGTGCCGGTAAGAGTGTTGACAGGTGCTTCACCAATCGTACTCAGCATGGTGTTCACGGCTTGAAGCCTTGTAGTTTTTGCGAGAGCCATAGGGTTCCTTTAGAAAAAGGGGCAGGCCCACCGAAGTGAGCCTACCCGTGAAGAGGAGAAAGGTTCCTCGAAAATCCGCTTACGGCGCAGCCGTACGGAGGTGGTAGCAGCACTCAGGACGCAAGAAGTTGTGACCCATTGCGTACTTGGCAACCATCAACGTGCCTTGGTTCCGAATGGAGTATTCGGTTTCAAGGGCGAGATCCAACAACTTCACAGTTGCGATACCGGTTCGCTGGAACACGACACCATTGGTGTTGGTGAAGTTGAGACCACCGTAACCCACACCATTTGAACCATAAAGGTCGTTAGCAATGCTGGTGGATTCAAATTCGGTCGCAGCGACAGAATCTTCGTTGGCGGTTGGGATGTGATTGCTCATCATCACGGTCACACCAGCGACGTTGGTGAACCGACCAGATGAGATGCTACCGGAACCATCGAAGTCACGGTTCATCACTGCACCAGCAGTGTTGGCACTACCAGCAGCCGCGACAACCTTGTAGTAATACTCGGGTGACAGGAGGCAGTAGCGATCATCAGCAGGAACGCTGGCTTCGTCCATCTTGCGAGCAGCTTCGATGATCGCGTCAACAACGCCATCACCGGTTACGCCGGTATCGATACGCGCACCTTCTTTACCAGTCCCGCCGTTTTCAACAGGGTTGGGAGAGGTAATTTGGTCTTGCGCACCTGCGATGACGGTACGAATACATGCTTCATCAGCATGGTTGGCAAGAGCGAACCCGAGTTCACGAGAGTAGATCGAACGAACGTCGTAGTGAGCCATTGCTTCATCAATGTTGGCGATGAAGACCTTCGAGAGAAGGAGTTGGTCAATGGAAACAGTCCGCTCATTCATTGGGATCTGTTCGTTGTCATTATCGATAATGTCTTCACCAGGCGTGTGATACTTGGCAAGTGCTTTACCGAAGACGGGGAATTGGGCAGATTTGCCCGAGGTGATGGTCCGGACATTATGCAAGGGCATCATCACGTTCCGTTCTTCAAAGGCGGCGAGAACTTCGCCGGAGAATACCTTGAGGAACAGAGCGTCTGTGTCCCCTGACAAGTTGGCCTGACCAAGGCGGGTAACAGAAGCGTTAGCCATTGGAAAGATTCCTTATGAAAGGGAGTAAAAAATAGAGAAAAACACAGACCGTTAGATTCGCCCATCAGTCAAGTTGTCCGCCGCAGCGGGCCTGCTTATGGCGACCCTAAGAGGGTCAAGATTTGGGAGCCGTTTCGACCAGAGCCTTAGCCTGAGCCAAACCGGCGTTGAATGATCGTTCTTTTTCCTTGGCCTCACGCTTGGCATCGCCGGGGCGACGAAGGAAGAGACCAGTGGCAAGAGACAGGCCCGAAACTAGGGCCGCTCCGCCGGGGAGCTGAGAGAGTGGACCGGCAGCAGAGTCAGCACCGATGTTCACAACGCTGGAGGCAACGCCCCAGACCTTGTTGGCATCGTCGATGGACTCTTGGAACTTTGCGGTGTTGACATCAACAAAGTTCTGCCACTCAGTCCAAGTGTATTCAGCATCAGAAAGTTTGATGGTGGATGCAGTTTGGGTTGCCGTTTGAACACCCTTGGGGACGCTGACTTGAACTAGGTCATCAAGAGCGCAGCCAGACATGAAGTAAATGCTTGCACCAAGAGCCACCCAGACAGCTCCGATTCCGATTGCAGTTTTATTAGCAATCATCACAACACTTTCGACATCTGAATTTTTTGCTGAACCTCTTTACGGTAAGCGGGATCTTTGCGATACCGAGGATCGTTGATTGCAGCAGTGACTTCAGCCGTCGAATTAAAGCCGTTATTGACATTGACAGTATCTCCTTGGATAAGGCTTGGTTCTGTGTCGTTTGCTTTGAAACGAGCGTGCATGCCACGGACAGCGATATCGATCTGCGATGGATCGCCGCTATCCATGATTGCGTTGTAAGCGTTGATTTCGTTTTCACTGAGACTCTTCGAGGCCCACTC